ACGAAGAAGAATATGCTATGTGTTTTGATCAAAAAAATATCAGATTTGTATGGAGGGGATAATGTTGATGAGCTAAGACAATATTGCAGGGAAGTAGTTGATGAGAACCGTGATGACATCCAGCTTGCATTGGAATGCTTCTGGGATGTGGAGTCACGATTAAAATATTATCTAAGGAGGGATGTTCTGCGTGGAACAATGGCAAAAGAAACTTGAGCAAAATTATGCGTGGCAAAGAAGGGGAAAGAAATTTAAGGCTAATTATTTTGGAGCATTGAAAGCACTTTATGGAGAATCAAATGATGACAAGGACTGTCAGGCAGAAGGATGCACTACCAACGGAAGCACAGGAACAGATCAAATTTGTAGTGTGGTTAAGAAAGCAGGGCTATAGAGTTTCGGCGAGTGCAAATGGGGGCTCACGAAATTTATTTGAGGCACTGAAGTTTAAAAAAATGGGCGTTTCTGCGGGATTCCCAGATATTGAAGTGCCACTACCTGCGGGTCCCTACCATGGATTTTTCATCGAAATGAAGCGACAAAAAGGTGGAAAAGTATCAAATGAACAGAGAGAATGGCTATCCTATTTGCGCGACAAAGGCTATTACGCAGAAGTCGCATATGGGTTTGAAGAGGCTAAAGTAATGTGGACAGATTATATTTCACATTTTAACTATGCAGCATAAAATTTAGGTCCGAGCATCAAAGAGTACTCTCCAAGTGTACGGCATATAATGGATCAGCCCGCGGCATAGCGGGTTTTTTTTAAGGTTATTAAGGATGATTGTCAGTCGTTGTTGTAAAGAAAGTGTTTATGTAGAACATACCAATGAAGGGACATGCTATTATGTTTGTAGGAAATGCCATAGAGCTTGTGATACTTTATCTTCATTATCATGGATGAGTGAATGTTATGATGACACCCGAAATGGTTGCGAAATTAAGACAATCTTTAATTCTGCATGAGGGCTATCGGAAATATCCCTATATTGATTCCGTTGGTAAAGTGACCTTCGGTATCGGCTATAATGCTTCTGATCGTGGCATGGATGACGGATGGATTAACGACCAATATCAAAAAGATGTGACCTATTTCTACAATGAATTATTTAACTTCCCTTGGTTCCAACATTTAACGCCGGACCGTCAAATAGTATTGATAGATATGGCTTTTATGGGATGGAAAAAGTTTCTATCATTTAAAAAGATGTTAGATGCGATTTCAAAGGGTGACTACAAACAAGCAGCCTATGAGATGCTTAATAGTAAATGGGCAGAGCAAGTCAAAGGGCGTGCTGCAACGCTTGCTCAAGCCATGCTGACGGGAGTTTATAATCTATGAAGGTAAAGGAGATATTGAAGGATGCGTTACCTGTTATTTCTAATTTTGCGCCCTCCATTGCTGGTGCTATTAGCGGTCCTGTGGGTCTTGCAGCGGGCTATGTTTTACCTTTGCTTGCAGACGCTTTTAGCGTACATCCTTCTAACATCACCGGACTTGCCTCAACGATCCTCAATGATTCGGGCGCTCAGGAAAAACTTGAAAAAATAGAAAGCGATTATGGCACCTTGGTTAATGAGTTGATTGCAGGGGTTAATCATCTCTCCAAAGCAGAAATCAACGTCAAATTGGAATGGCAAGCTGAGCAAAAATAATGATATTGACATCATTAAGTGCTTTAATTAAACTGCATTAGTTTTAAGTGCCACGGATAGGCTCAATTTGGGACGAGCTTATGATTCGATTTGAAAATAAAACAAATGGGCGCTTCTATTACATGGTAGTAGAAAATGATATCACTAATAAACTTACTTTAAATATTATCCGCGGGGGAAAACGTGTTCGAATTATTTCTTCTATTCCTTTTGATTCTCCATTATTACTTAAACAGGAGTTAGAACGTCGATCAAAAAGACGTATCAAGCATGGATATTCACTAGTGACTTAATAATATTTTTATTACATACTACGCTCATGTTCACAAAAGGATTTGTGGGAAATGGATATCAAACCAAATAAAAAGCCTTGTCCTCGTAAGTTTCCTATCGTTACCCCAAAAAAAATTGATGCTATTCTAAAAGATATAGCTGAAGGTTCGCCACGCAAACATGCAGCCGAAGCTAATGGAATTTCTGCTCGTCATTTTCATTATCTTGTTGCACAAGGAATTCTTGATCTAGAATTTGATAAATCTGATACAATGTGTGCAAACTTAGTTCGCTCCCTGCGTGCAATTGAGATGAAAGAGATCAAATGGTGCCGTAAACAAGCGCGTGAAAGTGAGAATGGACACAAGGGTGCGCAATGGACTTTAGAACATGCATACTGGCGTTATTTTGGTAAAGATGCTAATGCCAAGGAACTCGCTGAAGAGATTGAACGACTAAGGGATGAAATGAAAGGAGTTAAGGATGGCAGTATTGACAGCGAAGAATCGTAAGAAAATACCTAAGAACGAATTTGGTTTGCCTGGTGAAAAGAAATATCCCATGGAAGATAAAAAACATGCGGCGAACGCAAAAGCACGTGCTACCCAAATGGTGAAGAAAGGCAAGCTTTCTAAATCATCTGAAGAAAAGATTGATCGAAAGGCGAATAAGGTTTTAGGACACAGAACCTTAAGCGGATTAAGGAAGTAACATTTAAAAGGACGATTAACATGAAAGAAGAAAATGGCGACCAAGGCGTTGGCGCAACTGCGTTTGATTACCCCAATTCACAACATCCTGATTATGAAAATAAGATCTATCACACTAAAGTGAAAGTGCCTCATCCTACTAATTCAGCAGCTAAAGTCACACCACATAATGAGTGTATGCGTGCTGTATTAGAAGGAAAATAATGAATGGAAGAAAATATTTCATCCTGTCGTAATTTGATAGGCGCGATATTAGAGCAAGCATTTTATGATGCGCAAAGCACAGCGCGTGAGTGTGAGCCATTGGGTGCGCAACGATTTATTGATCCTAATAATAAATTATTTGTGCATTACTGCAATTTAATAGATTTAGATCCTGAGTACGTTGCAGAGAAAATGTGGGTGAAAATTAAAAAGAACCTTCAAAAAAAGAAAGAAAGAGAAGAAAGGATGCGCAATGTTGTGTACCGGTTGTAAGTATCCACATAGCGAAGTAGTTTACACTCGCCATGATGGGATTATGAATCTAACGACACGTAGACGTGAGTGTTTACGATGTGGTTTGCGCTTTACAACACATGAACAGCTTAAAGAGCCTAAGCGTCCTAATGATGATAGATTTCAATTGGGTAATGTTAAATGACATCTATATCACAATGCAGGCAGGATTTTTATTCATTAAAATCGTCAATACAACGACAGGACATTCAACATATATTTCATGAAGAGGATGCAACAAGAATCTATGCAAGCGATAAAGACAAACTTTATATTCCGAATCCAACTGGTAAACTTTTTCATGCTGATAATACTTTTGTTCAGCTCATTATTGGTCCTTACGGATCTGGCAAATCAACAATCTGTGTTAACAAAATTGTCCAACATGCCTGTTCTATGCCAGTATGGAGGAACGGACGACGACGAGCAAAGTGGCTCATCATCCGTAATACAAGTGGAGAGTTACAATCAACCACCCTCCAAACCTGGCTTACATGGTTTGGCGACCTTGGCGACATTAAAAAACGCCAAAAGCCACTCCTCACGTATGAACACACATTCAACGATGGCAATGGCATAATAGAGCTTGAACTAGTTTTTATCGCATTGGATCGTGATGAAGATATTCGAAAATTGAAATCTATTGAGGCTACCTGTGCGTACATCAATGAATTATCTGAAGTGCCGCAAGCTGTTTTGCATCATCTTATTGGTCGCGTCAATCATCGCTACCCTTCTGCTGCTTTTTGTAGTGAGCCTTATTGGTCTGGGATTATTGCAGACACCAATCCCCCCGACGAAGATCACTGGATATACAAAGATTTTGAATTAAATCCCACACCTAATTATAAAATATTCCATCAGCCATCTGGCCTGATTATGAATCCTGATGGGTCTTTTGCTAAAGACAAAGAAGGAAATTATATTGCAAATCCTGATTGCGATAATTATAAAAATCTATCTCCTGATTATTATGTGAAGCTTGCTGAGAAGCGCTCTGAAGGATTTATTAAAGTCTATTGCGCAGGTCGATATGGACTCGTAGAATCAGGTAGACGTGTCTATCCGGAGTATAATGATGATGTCCATTCATTACCTAAAGTGGAAGCTATCCAGGGTTTGCCCATTCATCTTGGTTGGGATTTTGGTCTCACTCCTGCTTGTATCGTGTACCAGATTAGCCCCCGTGGACAATTTAGAGTACTCAAAGAATATGTCGCAGAAGACATGGGAATCAGAACATTTGCTAAGAATATCGTCATTCCAGACTTACCGGTAGCTTTTCCCTATAATAAGATTGGTGAGTCTGATGCTGATCCTGCGGGGCTTGCAGGCGATGATATTATGGAAGAGTTAAGCTGCATTGGTGAGTTAAATAATCTAGGTATCAAAACAAATGCAGCATCGACAAATGATCTTGATGTGCGTATTGGTTCCGTGAGATATTTTTTAAATTCTATGATTGATGGACAGCCTGCGTTTGTGCTGGATCGTGATAAATGTCCTGTGTTGCGAAAGGGATTTATTAATGGTTATCATTTCAAGCGAATGAGTATTTCAGGTGATGAACGTTATCAAGAGAAGCCAAATAAAAATAGGTTCTCTCACCCTCATGATGGACTACAATATGGGGCTATGAAATTTGCATCAGATAGGGTTGTTGATAATAAGAAAGGTGAAGCTAGCAAGATTGATATGTGGAACCCTGTGTTGAGGATATTTTAAATGGACGCTAAAGACTACAAAATTCGCTGTGATAAATGCCAGTTCAAGCCTTATGTCTATTGTGAAATGTGCATGATAAGGACGAAGTTACAAGGCGCTATTGAAGTTAACAGAAAAGAAATACAACAACAAGCTGCTGGTATGCAGATATGTTTGAATGAAATTCGTGAAATATTAGCTATTCATAAGAAACAGATTTTAAGAATCATTGAAGTATTTAGTCTCGATAAAGCAGTTATTGAGGCATGTGTATCAGATATACCAATTATGGAGCTTAAAAAATGAAAGAAGATAAAAACAAACGTGAAGTATTAGCCAATGACAAAGATATTATTCGTCAAGTTCCAGGAATATTGCTTGATAAGACTGGCGTGAAGAAGCCGCAGGAATTGCGTAATGAAGAACTATTTTATAGGGCGATTGGACGATGAGTCATGATGATGCTGCAATGTATGAAAGAGCAATAAAAGAAGGAAGAGAAAAAGAAATGAATTGCCAAGATATAAGAGATGAAGGTATGCACTGTGACTTTTGCGAAGTATCACATCCTTCAGATTATGATTGTGATGAAAATATCCTAGCTAATATGATTCTAGATTTAGATAGAAAAGTGAATGATCAATGGGAAATTAATTATAAGTCTATTGAAAATATCTCTAAGAGAATGTCGAAAATTGAAGATATATGTGTGACAGATAGCCTAATATTTACAATGCGTCAAACTATTGAGACATGGCAAAAAGGTTGTGAAGTACAGTTAAATGTTTTGATGAAATGTAATCAAGAGCTCGAAAAAAGAGTAGATAAGATTGAAGAAGAGATAGAGACTTATGATTTATCAGATCATGATGAACGCATTAATGATATTGAAAATATTGGAGCTGAATCAAGATTAATTAGATTAGAGGCATATAATAAAATGGATAAAGATATGACGCCCTCTGATTTATTCTTAAGACTTTGTAGACTAGAAGAGAAGTTTGACACAGTCTGTAAAAACTTTGATGATAATAGAGTGATTATTAAAAGAGA